ATGCGAAAAACTGTATCAATAGCCCAAATTACCCGAAAGCAAGTATAAGTTTTTTTCTGGATTTAATTAATTTATTTGTACGGTTGGTTGGTGTTGCGCGAAAATAAATTGAATTATATTTGAATATATATTTATATTTATATGAAGTGAAATAGAACAACAATTCTAATATAATGAATATATTACAATATTCATATATGCAGGAGGTAATAGATAGTCTTTGCAGTTGGGGGTGGTTGAAAACATATAGTAAACATAATCAGGACAGTATTAAATATGTTTGTGACATTGAAGCTCAAACATATTTAATTTGCAAAAAAGACGTCGAACCACAATCGTATATTATTGAGGTTAATGATGTGAATGATGTGAATGATATATAGATTCTAAAAAAATGTAAAAACAAGTAAAAAGTAATGAAAACACATAATCTTATATTGTTTTTTTACATATTTGAACTTTGAACCGTTTATGCAACCCGTTTTGTTTGAATGGTTGCTGATACGAGATAAATAGAATTTTCAGTAACAATTAAGTATTCTTCATCAACTTTGTAAACCTTAGTGATTGAACTGGTGTACTCGTCGCCTTCATTTTTAATTAATAATTTATCACCATTCTCCCGAACACCAAGGAAAGCATCCTCCTTAAAAGATTCCATCCAATAGTCCATCATAATTTTTTTATCTTCAACTAACGCAATTTTACTAGCATTTTTAAGGGCTTTATCGCCGGGTAAAGTATAACTAACTTCTTCAGTCATGCTTGCCATATTATCTTTTTATAATCTTTAGCTAAAATCTTTATATGTTTTTTACGCATTAATAATAAAAAAATTATATAAGTAATTATTAAATGAGTAAAAATGGTTCAAATGGTTCAAATGGTTCGAATGGTTCGAATGGTTCAACCGACAATGAAGAAGAAAACAAAGAGGAACTCTATAATTTAAACAACCAAACAAATTATAAGACATTAATTACCGATGATATAAACATTATATATATAAGTTATATTCGTATAATGAACAATTACATACTTCATTCCCTAGAAAATATGAATAATAAAAATAAATCATTTTTCCTAAAGGGGCTTGATATGATGGGTCATGTATTCATTATGTTATATACATATACAAAGCATTTAGAATTAACCGCATTTCATTGCCGTAATGCAATAGTGCATTATGTTGAATATATTAGTCAAATAACTGATAAAGATGATAATATGTTTTTTAATTTATCATTAAAGGACGCAATTATTTATGTTTATACGAAAACAATATATTCCATATCTGAAACAACCCGACAAAATATACATTTCAATGAACGTGAGAACCGGTTAATAAAAAATTTGCACAAAAATATATTACTATACAGTGAAATAATAAGAAAAATAAGTGCGAGCGAAGAGTTTAGTAATGCTGCAAATGATGAAAGAGAATTATGGTTTAAAAATATTCAGGGCGAACTCTTATCTTATATTGAAAGGATGTTTTCTAATATAAAAACAACATCCGAATTTATAGACATTGATACATTAATATCCCCCGATTTACACCTAGGATTTACCGAATATAACAAATATTTGAACACTGTTACAATTCAACCCGACCGAGATTTTAATAAGTTAATTGAAATTATACATTTGATGAAATAATAATAGTTTTCTTTTTCTTTTTCTTTTTTTTATTCATATCTTTATCTGGCAAAATATAATTATCTTTAATTGATTCATATTCATCACTAAATACTTTTACTAAGAAATTATATACATTATATAATTGTTCATCCGAACACTTACCAACAATTAAAACACTACCTGTTCTAAATACCATAAAACTAATAGTAGTATTTGTTTCTTCGAAATTATATTTGCATTGAACCCCTGGGTATGAGCAAGGGTCGTAACATGCCGAGATATTATATTTCATTCTAAGAATATTATATAACTGACATCGTTTAATAGAAAACCCTGCGTTGAAATTGGAATTAATCAATACTGTTATACATAATTCATCCTTAAAATAGATTTCATCTGTAAAATATGGTTGTAATGTTCTAATAATTTCACGCTTAACATTCTCAAATAGAACGTCATTATGAACACCAGGTATTTCCATTTTACCTGTATTAAATATTTTAACGTGCACCTCTTTATAATCATCACCAAAAAGTGTTCTAACAATAATAACAAAACAATTATAAAATGCGCTTTTTTCTTTGGAACGATATGTTGTAATATCTTTTTTTGATAACCCAATACTAATTTTGCGTATATCTTTAAAGTTATCTTGTCTTGCCGTAACCGCAGTGGAATCATATAAAATATTTTCTGTTAAAATGTAATCAGAAAATCTATCTTTATGTTGTATGAGTTTTATGAAATCGTCATTGCTATTCGTTTGTATCTTAATCTGTTTTTTGATTACTCCATTTGACAAATTCATATATTTAATTAAGGGAATTTTCCAAAATACTTCTTCTAGTTCAATTGTTTTATTTAAGTAAACTATTTTGGTTTTTGTAGATATTTTCAAAGGACTGCACTCAATTTTGGAAGTAACTTCTTGTCTCAATATATCATTCCCATTCCCATTCTCATTCTCATTCTCAGTATCATTAATTATGTCATTCATATTAAATGAATCCCAATCATCGTCAATTGACATTTCTTTATATCACAAAATACATATATGTGTAATTTAAATCAATTTATAAATTAAATTAATTTAAATAAAAATAGATTATCTTTACAATATATAAAATATAATATGCAAAGTCAAGTTGATAATGCGAGTAATAGTAATAGTAATAGAAATAGATATGTGAATAAAAAAACTACAACTACACCTACAAATACACCTACAAATACACCTAAATCCGGATTAAGTAATATAAAACTCAGATCAACAAGTGATGATGAATACAATAATATAATACAGAAACAAAAAGATGAAGTGCATAGAATTTTAAATAGTCACGATGATACCCGCGTAAATGAAAGTAGTTTCGACCCAACCAAATCATCCCCACCAAATGATTTTATGAGAAAACTACAAAATAGAGTATATAAATTTTCATCATAAATTTTCATCATCCATCCGCGCATAAGTAAGTTATTAACTTATCAAATATATAATTTTTATAACATTCTACTTCGTAATCATTTTTATGTATAAAAATTTCAATACTATTTAAAATATCACTATCTATATTTGTATTTTTTATAATATATGTGGAAAACATTCGTATAGTTTGATATATATTCATATCATACTCAAGACAAATATTATTAAGATAATTATTTATTTTACTTATATTATTTTTATTATTTTTATTATTTTTATTATTTTTATTATTTTTTATATATTCTATAAAATTTAACCACACCGAATTATTTATTGTTTTTTTGATTATATTTGTTTGTGCAAAATTTGACTGTAAATAATTAATCATACTTCGTATATCTGATTTAAAATATGTAATTATATCGTTTATTTGTTCATCATCAATAACAAGTTTTTCTTGTTTTACAACATTATTAATATAGTTTTTAATTTCTATCAATGGTAGATTATTAAAACGGATGCGAATAAATATATTCTGCAGAATATCGTCAATCTTACATATGTAATTACATATAAGAATAAAGCAAATATTTTCAGATAATGATGAAATCAAATATTTAAGCGCTTGTTGCGCTGATTTTGTCATATAATCAACTTCATCCAATATAACAAATTTGGTGCCTTTTACGAACAACCATTTTGAATTAACAAATTGGTTAATTTGGTTTCTAATTACATCTATACCGCGTTCATCTGATGCGTTTAAATGCATAATTAAATCATTGGTTTTAACATTTTTTTTATTTTGATATGATTTTATAAAATTAATTGCGGTTGTTGTCTTACCAGTACCTGGTGGGCCAAATAGTAATAAATTTGGCGTTTTATTTGTATCAATTATATTTTGAAATATTGTTTTATTATTTTCGCAGAGAACGATATTTTCAAATGAATTTGGTCTATATTTTTCAATCCACGGTATATTTTTTGATTGTAATATTTCGGGGTTGCTCATTTAATCTTAAATAAAGATATATCTTTATTACTTATGATATATCTTTATTACTATAAATAACTAATAACTAATAACTAATAATGAATAATGAATAATTAATAATTAATAAAATTGATTTGTTATTTAAACAAATAGTTCAAATCATAAATATAAAATCGTTCCGTTTTATAATGAGCATGAGTACATTAAATAACGATAAACTACAATTCTCAAATTCGGTTAAAACGAATAATTACGGCAAATTACATTTAATCATTGGACCAATGTTTGCTGGTAAAACATCACATCTGGTGGAAAATTATAAAAAGTGTGAATTGTGTAATATCCCTTGTGTTGTTATTAATCACGCAGATGATAATAGATATGATGAAAGTAAATTATGTACTCACGATAAAATATCAATACATTGCATCAAAAGTACGAACTTAAATAATATTTATAAAAATATTGAACACAAAAGTGTGGTATTAATTAACGAGGGACAATTTTTTAGCGATTTATATGACACCGTTATAAAAATGGTGGAAGAAATGGATATGACCGTTTATGTTTATGGACTTGATGGGGATTTTCAACGCAAACCGTTTGGACAAATTTTGGATTTAATACCCATTTGCGATAGTGTTCAAAAATTACAAGCCTTTTGTGCGAAATGTAAAGATGGAACACTTGCATTGTTTTCGCACAGGATTGTTAATGATAATAGCCAAATATTGATTGGTTCAACCGACCAATATGTTCCCCTTTGCAGAAAATGCTTTTTAAAATAGTTTAAAGATGATTAAATAGTACTATTTAAATGTCAGAAGAATTAATATCAGAAGAATTAATAACCGAAGAATTAATATCAGAAGAATTAATATCAGAAGAACAAACGTCGGAAGAACAGACTTTAATAGACCTTCAAATGTTGTACAATAACATTGACCCATTAACAGGGAAGAAAAAACGTGGAAGAAAACCCAAGGCTCTTAAAGAGCAAGAACTGAAAGCGGGGATTGTGTATGAACCGAAACCAATAAATTCTGTTCCAAAAAAAAGGGGGCGAAAACCAAAAGGTGGCAAAATTATTGAAATGAAAAATAAAACTTCTAATAACGACGCATATATGGTTGAAAATGTAATCTTACACTTAGATTGTAGTTTAGATAATTTAGATAAAAATACAGATGACCAATTAGAACATTTTCATATTAATAACACAAAAAAAGGGTTGCTAAATTTCAAAAATTATGACGATACAAATGAAGAAATTATGGTTGATAATAAGAATAAGAATAAGAATAAGAATCTAATTAACGAGAATGATAATGATAATGATAATGATATAGGGTTGAAATCTGCTGACTACGATGTAACAACCAGTTCGAATAAACAAATATGGAAAAATATTAAAATTTTACAAAAACAATTTCACATTAATGAAAATTTTAATACTAGAAAATCGGCCTGCTTCTTTTGTACATGCGATTTTTCTAATCCACCCATACATATACCACAAAATTATGTGAATAATGTTTATCAAGTATACGGGAACTTTTGTAGTCCTGAATGTTCTGTTGCGTATTTAATGAATGAACATATTGATAGTTCGCAAAAGTTTGAAAGATACCAATTATTAAATTTTTTGTACGGCAAAGTGTATAATTATACCAAAAGTATTAAACCAGCACCAAACCCTTACTATTTATTGGATAAGTATTACGGGAATCTAACAATCCAAGAATATAGAAAATGTTTCGATAATGAACGACTACTTTTTGTTATTGATAAACCATTGACGAAAATAATGCCTGAAATTATTGATGAAGGAAATGACCTTATGTCTATTAATAATATGAGTATTAATTCTAATTCTAGTTTATATCAAATTAAACGCAAGACAAACGCTACTACTGTATCAAAATCAGATATATTAAATAGTAATTTTGGATTTTAGACCAATTATTGTATGGGGGTGGGGGGTCGTTTACACAAAAATATAATATGATGTATTATATTTTTTATTCTAATTTTATTCCTAATATGTATTGTGTTGATAAGGTGTCTGTTGCTTAGGAGTACTTTGTTCGCGCTCCTTCACATAATTATCATACTCACTATTATCTTGCGAAGACATTTTATCGGATTCATAGTCTTCATTCGGTGTTGCAATTAACGGGTTCATATCTAATCGTACATAATTATACATTTGCCTCGTACCCCCGCCACCCTTTGCTGTTAGGTCATCGTCTGTCATATCTAAAAAACTGAATTTATCTGATGAAATATTGTCACTTACATTTGTTGCTAAAGCAAATGGGGATGGTTCATCTATACCAGTACTTTGACTTTGGGTATTATTAAGTTCTATATACGTTAATATTTCACCACCGGTTAATACACGATTTCCGTGGTTCGGTAACAATAATGAAGGCACATTCTTTATTATATTTGGCAATAATATTTTACTACCATTCTCTAATATAATATTTACATTATTGCCTTCTGTAACCCGCTTATCAATACATACATAATAAAATTTATTGTGTATATTTGATTTTGATAATATTCCCAATAATGTTTGTGAATGTTTGCATAAATTACTATAATAAAGAACGTCCATTATTACTTGTATAATATTTTATATCTTTTATTTAATATATTTTAAACGTAATCATATAATATTCAATTCAATATTCAATTCAATATTCAATATTCAATATTCAATATTAAAAATAAAATTGAATATTAATAATAATCTAAATATATCTAACACAATTTATATAGAATAATGCTGAAACCTACACTTTCGCTATTGAATGAACATTTGGATACTTTGACTTTTACATTGGAAAATGTTGATAAGAGCATTGCTAATTCATTAAGACGTATAATGCTAAGTGATATTGATACATATTGTTTAGATACTACAGGCGATAATTCTGGGAAAATTGTTATTCATCATAATACAACTAGATTTAATAATGAAATTTTAAAACAACGTTTATGTTGTATCCCTGTACATATTACGGATGATGACTTTCCTTATGAAAATTATGAAATGTTCTTGGATGAAAAAAATGACACACCCGATATTAAATTTATTACAACCGAACATTTTAAAATTAGAGATATTGTAAACGATAAAATTATGGATGATTCCAAAGTAAAACAATTCTTTCCTAAAAACAAACAAACACAATGTTATATATTATTTGCTAGACTTCGACCCAGTATTGGAGATGTCCCTGGCGAAGCATTGAAATTAAACTGCTCCTTTACCAAGTCTAACGCAAAAAACAATGCAGCGTTTAATGTTGTTTCTACCAGCGCGTACGGTGAAACAATTGATACTGAAAAATCACAAAAAATTTGGAATACGAAAGAAAAAGAATACCGAACCCAAAAAAAAACAGATGATGAAATTTTACACCATAAAGATGATTTTATGAATTTAGAAACTCAGCGATACACAAAAAAAAATAGTTATGATTTTACTGTTGAAACAATTGGAATATATAAAAATACCGAAATTGTAAAAAAAGCATGCAATATTATGATCGACAATTTAACCTTTATTCAAAAAACCATTTCTGAGGATGAACTCGAAATTCGCTCATCTGATATTATTAATGAAAATGCTTATGATATTCAACTTAAAAATGAATCATATACTGTTGGCAAAGCAATTGAATACGCACTTTATTCCAACTTATTTGAAAATAAGGAAACGCTATCTTTTTGTGGTTTTAAGCAATCCCATCCACATGATGAATATTCAATTATTAGATTGATTTATAAGGAGGACGTCAACGTTGGTAATATTAAAGATGACATTATGCAGGCATGCAATGATTTGAAAAAAATTTATGATGAAATTAATGAGTTGTTTTAATTTTCAAAAAAACAAAATATTTAAATATGTTTATATTATTATTATTTTTTATTCATTATATATACATAATATATAATGAGTTCACCACTAATATTCACTTCTGGTGATTATGACGATTTATTAGATAAAGTAAATGTTACAATCCCCGATAATTATACCAGTATTGGAGATAATGCGTTCTCGGGTGCGACAAGTTTGAGTTCTATTACTTTTGGTGTAAATTCCCTACTCAATAGTATTGGACAATATGCGTTC